CTCTCCGGGACGCTGCAGGTTCGCCTCCAGCTCTACGCGTTCTCCGCGTTCGCGAGCGCGCGCGAGCCGAAGGCGATCTGCGTCATCTCCGGCACCGGCCTCGTCACGCCGACCTTCTAGGCGTGAGCGGATTCGTCAACGAGGAGCACCGCGAGCGCTATCTCGCGGCGCTCGAGGCCGAGCGCGAAGGCTACGTCGTTCACGGCAAGAGCGAGCGCGTCAAGGCGGTCGACGCCGAGATCGCTCGCGTCCACGGCGACGAGAAGCCGAAGCGCTCCCGAACGAGTGACAAGCGAGCCGACACCTGACAAGAAGCCGTCCAAGGGCGCGGAGGAGCACCGCAAGGCGCCTCCGCGCCCCTGGCGGCGCCTCGTCGCAGGGCATCGGCTTCGCCCAGCCATGAGACCGGAGAGACGTGCCTGACACACGCGATCTCTGCACGGTCGCGCAGGTCAAAGCGGCCATGGAGCCGGCGCTGGCCACGAACGCCCGCGACGCCCGGATCCAGGATCTAATCACGGCGGCGAGCGTCCGGATCATGCGCCGGCTCGAACGCGAGCTCGCGCCGAAGGCGAACGCCGTCCGACGGTTCCCCGTCTCGCTATCGGAAACCGACCGCGACGGCCGCCACGTCGTCGACCTCGCACCGTTCGACCTGCGCAGCGCAACCACGATCACCCTCCACCCGGAAGACGCGAGTCCCGACGTCCTGACCGCATCCGAGTACGCACTCGAGCCGGTCGGTGCGCCCCAGGGCAGCTACCTGCGGGTTCGGCTCTCGAACACGCTCTCGCTCACGTCCGAGTTCGCAACCCGCTTCGGCTACGCCCAGATCGAGATCAACGGCACCTGGGGAATCTGGGACACCGCAGAGGTGGCCCCGGAGGTCCGCGAGGCTTGCATCCTCACCGTCCGCTCGTGGCTGCGGCAGAATCCGGCGGCCTACGTCTTCCGCGACAACGAGGAGCCGACCGGCCTGACACCGAACCTCCCGGTCACTTGGGAGATCCCGTTCGCGGCTATGCAGCAACTCCTGCCCTGGTCGCGCTACGGGCTGTAGATGGCGAGTTCGACCATCCCGGCGCTCAAGTCGAACCTCGAGACGAGGCTCAAGGCGAGGCCCGCGCTCAGCGGAGTCTACGTCAGCTACGGGCCGCCGTTCCCGGTTCCCGAGCCGGAGCTGATCGCGCTCTGGGACGTCCGCGACTGGACGCAGCGCCCGGCGGCGCTCGGCAAGCGCGGCCGAGACGAGGAGTACGAGCTCGCCATCCTGATCCGCGTCGTCCAGTCGACCGTCGCCGAGCATAAGCCGGTCACCGAGCGAGCGTTCGCACTGCTCGCCGAGATCGAGAACGAGTTGCGCAACGACCCGACCGTCGGCGTCGCGGAGATGATCGCCGCCGAGCTCGGCGGCCAGGGAGCGATGTCGCTCCAAGAGGACGCAAACGACGAGCAGCGGGTCTCCACCCTGCTCGTCAACGTCCACTGCCACGCCCGAATCTGAGGAAGGAGACACGCGCATGAAGAGCCTGACGTACGTCGGGCCGCACGATGCCGTCGACGTCTGGTGCCCCGACGGACGGCAGGTGACAGTCGGCCGCGGCGAGACGTTCGAGACCACCGACGAGCACGCCAAGGCGCTCCTCGCCCAGCCCTCCAACTGGAAGGCGGCGAAGCCGCAGGCGAAGACCGGAAAGGAGGCGTAAGCGATGCCGCTTCGCTCCGGACTCGCGGCGCAGATCGGCTACGCCGCGGAAACCACCTGGGGAACCTACGTCGCCCCGACCCGGTTCCTCGAGTTCAACTCGGAGTCGCTCCAGCTCAACATCGAGCGGATCGAGAGCCAGGGCCTCCGAGCCGGCAACCGTGTCCTTCGAAGCGACCGCTGGGCCGCGAACAAGAAGGGCATCGAGGGCGACGTCGAGCACGAAGTCCAGTCGAAGGGCTTCGGCCTGCTCTTCAAGGCGATGCTCGGCGCGGTCGCGATCTCCACGCCGACGGGCGGGACGGCGACGCGCGACCACCTGCACACGCTCGCCGACCCGTTCGGGCAGAGCCTCACCGTCCAGGTCGGCCGCCCCGACGTCGCCGGCGTCGTCCAGCCGTTCTCTTACCTCGGCTGCAAGGTCGCTGAATGGGAGTTCGCCAACTCCGTCGACGAGATCCTGATGCTCACCCTCTCGCTCGACGGGAAGGACGAGACGACCGCCCAGGCGCTCGCCGCGGCCTCCTACCCGTCGTCGTCCGAGCTCCTCACGTTCGTCGGTGCGACGCTCTCGATCGGCGGTGCCCAGTACGACGTGAGCGAGGTCTCGATCAAGGGCTCGAACGGGCTCGCCACCGAGCGCTACTTCCTGCGTGCCGACACGACCAAGAAGGAGCAGATCCCGGCCGAGATGGTCGAGATCACCGCCGAGGTGACCGGTGAGTTCGACGGGCTCACCCAGTACCAGCGCTACACGGGCGGCACGACCGCCGCGCTGGTCGCGAAGTGGGAAGGATCGACGATCGAGGGCTCGTTCAAGAACACCGTCCAGGTGACGCTCCCCGTCTGCCGCGTCGACGGTGAGACCCCGAACGTCGAGGGGCCGGAGATCCTCGAGCAGAGCCTCACGCTCAAGGCGCTCTTCGACGGAACCCAGGAGCCGATCCAGCTCCTCTACCGCACGACCGACACGGCGAGCTAGGTGGCCGCGAGCGGCGTCTACGTCAAGGGGCTCAACGAGCTCATCCGCGACCTGCGACGTGCAGGCGCGGAGGTCTACCGCGACCTCCAGGCCGAGCTTCGCCGGCTCGCCCAGGAGGTCGCGGACGAGGCGAAGTCGCTCGCGCCGCGGGAGACCGGCCAACTCGCGGACAAGATCCGCCCGAGCGTCCGTGGGGGAGTCGCGCGCGTCCGTGCGACCGCCCTCTCCCCCACGAGCGCCCACCCGTCCTCCCAGCCCGGCTACCCCTACCCGGCCCGCTTCGAGTTCGGCGATTTCAACCGGCCGTTCCTCGGCCCGGCGCTCGACCGCAAGCGCGGACAGATCGAGAGCGGACTCGAGCAGATGGTCGATCGCCTGCTCTCCCGCACCAACCTCGGCTAACCAGGAGGACAGGATGGCTGAACCGAAACTCGTCATCGACGGGCGGGAGTACGAGATCCCGTCCGACCCGGCCAAGATCCCGCTCGGCGACGCCCGCGCGATCAAGCAGATCACCGGGCTCTCGATCGCCCGCTTCTACGGGCAACTCGCCTCCGACCCGACCGACGGCGACTGCCTGACCGCGTTCATCTACGTGGTCATGCGCCGGGAGAACCCCGGCCTGACCGTCGAGGACGTGGAAAGGCTGAGCTTCGGCTCGATCGAATGGGTCTCCGGGGAGGCCGATGCTAGCCCCCCGGTAGCGACGAGCCCTCCGTCCTCCCAGGAGGGATCCGCGTCGCCCGCAGGGAGCGCCGCCGCAGAGCCGACCCAGACCCCGAGCTAGGAGACGACCCGCGCCTCTTTTGGCATCCCGCGCTCGCCCGCCTGTACGGGATCCGTCCGTGGGAGATGGAGCAGATCACGCTCCGCGAAATCAACATGATCATCGACGACCTCAAGACGATCGGTAGCTGACGATGGCCCGCACCGTCCAGGTTACGATCGTCGGCAACGCCTCGAGCTTGCAGAAGGCGTTTGCGTCCGCCGCCGGCTCCGCGCAGAGCTTCGGCTCGCGCATCCAGTCGATCGGCGGGTCGATCGCCTCGACTGGGGCCACACTCACGCGTGGGCTCACGCTGCCGATCGTCGCGCTCGGTGGCGCGAGCGCGAAGATGGCGATGGACTTCGAGGCGTCCATGAACCGCATCGACGCGCTCGTCGGCGCCTCGTCACAGCAGATGGAGGCGTACAAGGAGGGCGTGCTCGACATCTCCCGCACCACCGGGATCGGGGCCGAGGAGCTCGCCGACGCGCTCTTCTTCGTCACTTCCGCCGGCCTCAAGGGGTCGGACGCCCTCGACGTCCTGACCGCCTCCGCGCAGGCCGCCGACGCCGGCCTCGGCGAGACGAAGGTCGTCGCCGATGCTGTTACCTCGGCGGTCAACGCCTACGGCCTGAAGGCGCTCTCCGCCTCCGAGGCGACTGACGTTCTGATCGCCGCGGTCCGGGAGGGCAAGATGGAGCCGGCCGACCTGGCGGCGAACATCGGCAAGGTGACACCCGTCGCCGAGGCGATGGGCGTCGAGTTCAACGAGGTCGGCGCTGCCCTCGCCGCGTTCTCCCGGCAGGGAACCAGCGTCGCCCGCGGCTCGACCCAACTCGTCGGGCTGCTCAACTCGCTGCTCAAGCCGACAGACCAGCAGCGGGAGGCGTTCGAGGACCTCGGCATCTCCGTCGATGAGATGCGGCGCAACATCGACGAGAAGGGTCTCCTGCCCGCGCTCGTCGAGCTGCGCGAGCGGATCGGAGACAACAAGGACGTCCTGGGCGAGCTCTTCCCGAACGTCCGAGCGCTCAACGCCTTCCTGCAGCTCACCGGCAAGAGCGCGGACGAAAACGCCAAGATCTTCAAGCGGCTCGCCGACGCGACCGGTTCGACCGCCGAGGCCTTCGCCACCGCCCAGGAGACGGCGAAGGACAAGTGGGAGGACGCGCTCAACTCGATGAAGGTCGCGATGATCCAGTTCGGCGGGCTGATCGCCCCCGTCCTCGCGAGCGCGGCCGAGAAGATCGCGCAGCTCGTAGACAGGTTCGCCGAGCTCTCGCCGGCGACGCAACGACTGATCGCGATCGGCGCTGGCATCGTGGCCGCCATCGGGCCGGCGCTCAGCATCGTCGGCCGACTCGTCCAAGGCTTCGGCCTCCTCGCGAGCGCCGCCAGCTTCCTCTTGACGCCGTGGGGACTCGTCATCGCAGGCGTCGCCGCCCTCGCGGGCGGGTTCGCCTACCTCTACACGCAGTCGGAGACGGTCCGAAATGCGATCGCCAACCTCGGCTCCTTCCTCGCCTCGACGTTCGCGCCGGTGTGGGACTTCGTCAAGGCGGAAGCGATCGAAGCCTGGGACGCACTCAGGGCGCACGCCGACGAGGCCCGCGCCACCGTGACCTCCGTCGTCAACGGCATTCGCTCGATCTTCCAAGCGGTCTGGCCCGCGCTCGTACCCATCGTGCAGGCCGCCTGGGAGAGGATCAAGACGATCGTCGATATCGGCATGCGCGCGATCGGCAACATCATCCGCCTCGTTGCGGCCATCATACGAGGCGATTGGAGCGCGGCCTGGGAGGCGATCAAGGGGATCGCCTCCGCCGCGTGGGACGCCATCAAGGCGATCGTCGCCTCGGCCGCCCAGGTCGTGAGGGCAACGCTCTCGGCCGCCTGGTCTGGGCTCCAGGCTATCGCCTCGGCCGCCTGGGAGGGCGTCAAGTCGGCCGTTACCTCCGTTTGGGATTCGTTGCGCGCTGCGGCGAGCACGGCTGGCGCCGCGATCGTGGACGCCTTCGTGGGCGCCGTCAACACCGTAAAGGGCGCCTTCGTCGCCGCGTGGGAAGCGATCAAGGGCGCCGTTGCGCAGGCCATTGCTTTCATTCTTGATCGCCTAGCTGGCTTCATTTCGGCCGTTGGTGACGTCGCGGGAGCTCTCAGGGGGCTTGACAAGATTCTCCCCGGCGATCCGTTCGGGGATCTCTCGCGTGGCGCTGACAACGCGGCCAAGACGCTCAACCGCGTGGCCGATAGCCTGCGCGGCGTCGAGGGGCCAGCGGCAGCAGCGGCGCGCGCCGTCAGTCAGACGCTCACCGAGGGATTCAACACCGCCGCAAACGCGGTGCGCACGGGCGCCGAACGGATCGTCAACATCATGGAGGGCACCGTTGGGCCGATGCGCAATGCCGGCTCGCAGGCCGGACGCGGCGCGTCCGAGGGCGTGCGCAATGGCATGGCGCTGATGGCGAGCAACGCCCGCTCGGCCGTCCAGCGCGCACTCAGCGCCGTGCAGGGAACCGTTGGCGCATGGGCAGGCGTCGGCTCCGCGATGGGCGGCGCCGTCACTGGAGCATTCAGTTCAGCTATCGGCGGGCTCGTTTCAATGGCCGTCTCGGCAGTCACAAGCGCCATCGCCGCCGCCAAGGCCGCCGCCCAGGTGGCCTCGCCGTCACGCCCGATGCAGGACATCGGCCATGGGCTCGCCGAAGGCCTTGTGCTCGGCTTCCTGCTCAAGGGTCGCGAGCTGCCTACAACCGTGAGCGACACCGTCCGCGACGCGATGGAGCGCGCCCGTCAGCGTGTTCAGGACGGACTCTCCAGCCTCCAGACTGCGTTCGGTGGGCTTGAGGGCACGATGCTCTCCGCCTTCGACCGGATGGCCTCCGGTATGAAAACGAAGACCGAGAGGCTGCTCGAGCAGATGGATCTCGATCGGCGCATTCAGCAGCTCGCCGAGCGGGTCGCCGAGGCGCAGCAGCGCCTCAACGAGGCGATGGCTTCGGGCGATCAGGCGCAGATTCTCGCAGCGCAGAAGGCGCTTGATGACGCGCTCTACGAGCAGCATCGTTTCAACCTCGAACGGATCGCCGCCGAGGAGCGAAAGAAGCTCGATGAGCGCCTGGAAAACAAGCGCTACTCGCTGGAGAAAGAGCTACAGCAACTCGCGAAGTGGATCGAAAAGCACCCGGATGAGTTCGACAAAATCAACAAGAAGATCAAGAAGCTCATGGACGCTTTTGGCATAGACATGCAGGGTTCTGGGCAGAACATCGGCAAGGCGCTGGCCCGCGGGCTTCGCGACTCGATTGGCGAGGTGACGAGTGCCGCCCAGGCGGTCGCGCAGGCGATCGCAAACGCGCTCAAGACGGCCTCCCCAACGAAGGAGGGGCCGATGAGCGACCTCAACCGATGGTGGAAGGGCTTCGCCCCAGCGCTCATCTCCGGCCTCGACCGACAGGCGATCCGCCGGGCGATTGTCGAGGCCTCGTCGGGTGCTGGAAACCCAAGGGCATCGCTCGCGCTGGCCGCCCGCGAGGCAGGCCACGGTCAGCGTAGCGGCCCGGCGCTGACGATCCAGAACTTCAACGCGCACGAGTCGTTCAGCGAGGCCCGCCTCGCCTCGTCGTTGGCGCGCAAGCTCGTTCTCCACTCGCCATGATCGAGTACGCCTACCTCGACAGCCTCCAGATCGCCGGGGGCGAGAACGGCATCGATCTCGTCTCCGTCGAAGGGCTCGGCGGCTCCCCGCAGCCGCGCACCGATCATCTCGAGCGGCCGCGCGGGCATGGCGCCGTCGATCGGACGCAGTTCTACGCCGGCCGGACGATCGAGCTGACTGGCGAAGTGTGGGGCGCCACGCCCGGAGACATCTACTCGACGCTCGACCAGCTCAAGAAGGCGCTCTCGCTCGGTGCCGACCGCATCCTAAAGTTTCGTCGCGAGGGCTTCGGCCAGGACGAGCGCGTAACCGTTCGCGTCGCCGACGAGGTAGACGTCGTGATCGACCTCGCACGGCGGATCAGATGGGGCGTACAGCTCTTCGCCGCTGATCCCCGCCTCTACGGCGACGCGCTCAAGTCCGGCTTCTACGACCCGACGGTTGTCGGTCCGGGTGGCATCGACTTCCCGATCGACTTCCCGCTCGTCTTCGCCCAGTCCACCGAGGGAACGATGGCGGTCGAGAACCAGGGAAACTTTCCCACGCCGCCCGTTCTCACTATCGAGGGGCCGGTGACGAATCCGAAGGTGGATAACGAGACAGTCGGCAAGACGATCGATCTCGCCGGCACGTTTGTCCAGGCCGATGACGTCGTGATCGACGTTGGTAGCAGGCGCGTGACGCTCAACGGTGCCGTTCGTCCCGATCTCATCGTCGTCTCAACGACCGATTGGTGGGAGATCGTGCCGGGTGGTAACACGCTTCGCCTACGCGGCTCGAGCATGGCGGGCGGGCAGACACGGCTTACCGTCGCCTTTCGCGACGCGCGCATCTAGGAGGACTGCATGGCAATAGTCAATCCGCCCCTCTTTTTGAACCTCGACGGCCAGTATTCCGCCCGCCATCTCGGCGTCGTTTACCGCGACCTCATCACCGAAGGTGTGACAACCGTCAACGGCCTCAAGGTCGAGCAGAACGGCACGCCCAACATGAGCGTGAACGTGCTCGACGGCAAGGCGTGGGTGAAGGGCGACGACAACCCGGACACGCAGCCGATGTACCGCGTCT